GTGGGATATGTACGGCGGGGCCAATCGCCGATTTGCCTTATTACGCAACAGCACGCAGTTTGAGCTAATCACCAACTCGTCCAGTCGTGGATATGTCTCCGTCAGTATAAAAGCAGGGGAGTGGTATACGTTCGCTCTGGTCTGGGGCAGAAACGATCTGTACGTCAATGGTGTATACGTAGATACATTTAACGACGGAGGTCTTGGGTCTGGGGCAGACGACATCTACATCGGGGATCGTTACGCATCCACTCCGCGCGGGCTGGATGGCCAGGTAGATTTCTTCCGTATTTACAACCGTATCCTCACCCCCTCCGAAATCGCCAGCCTCTATGCGGACCCGTGGCAGGGCTTCCGCCGCAGTCCCATCGAACTGTGGTCGGCGACATCGGGCGGAGTAGCGAGCCAGCTTACAGCGACGTTGTCCGAAAGCGTCACGGCCTCGGACGCGATCAACGGTCTGCTGTTCCAGCCGGTCCTTGCGGCGTCCGTCTCGGACGGCATTGTGGTCGCCGACGCCCTCTATGCGGCCCGGTTCCAGCCGGTGCTGACGGCGGCGGTTTCCGATGACTCCTCGGTCGCGGACGCGCTGGACGCGGTTATGTTTCAGCCGATCCTGACGGCCTCCGTCGGCGATACGGCGACGATCTCGGACTCCGCGACCGGCTCGACGGCCACAACGGTGCTGTCCGGCTCGATGTCGGACACCGTGACACTGTCGGACGCGATCAACGGCCTGTTGTTCCAGCCGATCCTGACTGCTTCGGTTTCCGATGGAGCATCCGTAACGGACGCGCTCGACGCGGTCGTGTTCCAGCCGATCCTGACGGCCGCGGTCGCCGATACGGCGACTGTGTTGGACTCCGCATCGGGCTCGACCGATACGACCGTGCTGTCCGGCTCGATGTCGGACACCGTGACACTGTCGGACGCGATCAACGGCCTGTTGTTCCAGCCGATCCTGACGGCGGCTGTCGCCGATACGGCCACTGTTGCGGACTCCGCATCGGGCTCGACCGATACGACCGTGCTGTCCGGCTCGATGTCGGACACCGTGACACTGTCGGACGCGATCAACGGTCTGCTGTTCCAGGCGATCCTGACGTCGGCTGTCGGCGATACGGCCACTGTCTCGGATTCCGCCGCTGGATCGACCGCCACCAACGCATTGTTCGGGTCCGTCGCGGACGGTGTAACCGTAGCGGACGCGATCAACGGTCTGCTGTCGCAGCCGATTCTGACGGCGGCCGTATCCGACGCTGCCTCCGTCTCGGACGATCTGGACGCGGTTGTGTTCCAGCCGATCCTGGCGGCCTCCGTCTCCGACACGGTCGCAGTGGCCGACGACCTGACGGCCTTGCGTGTTGGTGCGGATGTCCTGGTCGCATCGCTGTCCGACACGGCCGTCTGCGGCGACAGTCTCACGCAGTACATCACCCCGCTGACGGCGTCGCTCGGCGATATCGTGCTTGCCTCCGACATGGCAACGGGCCTGCTGACGCCTCTGGTCGCGTCGATCGGCGACAGCATCAACATCGAGGACGCCGCACTGGGCGCCATGGCGGGCCGCGCGGCGGCCGTCGCATTCTTCGTCATCAAGCAGCGATTGTAAGGAGCATGGTCATGCGTAAGAAAAAGAGCAATGTCGTCCGCATCAAGGGCTTTCTGCACGGCCAGATTGTGGACAAGGCCACCGGCAAGGTGGTGGCCGACAGCGGCGTGATGCAGAACCAGATCACCAACTACGGCCTGCGGTTCTGCCTGCTGGCGGCCGCCGCCGGCGGCACGGGCAGCGTGCAGGTGGCCGGGGCCAGGCTGGGGTCAGGATCGGCGCCAGCCTCGGACGCCACGGTCCTGCCGGGCAGTCACAGTGACTACTACAGCACGGTCGGCCTGGCGGTCAACGGCAGCACGCAGGCCCGCTACACGCAGACCTACGACGGCACGCTCGGCGAGATCACGCTGGCCAACGCCGGCCTGCTGGCGGCCAGCGGTGGCTCTCTGATCGCCGGCAACACGATGGCGTCGTCGGTGCTGGGGACGAACCAGGAGTTTCACCTGACCTACGATCTGAACTTCGGGACGTCCTAATGGCAAGGGTCAACGCCAAACTGTTCGGCCGGATGTCCGGCGTCAAGCTGGACGTCGGCTGCGGCCTCAACAAGCAGCCAGGCTGCATCGGGATCGACTACGCCCGTCTGCCGGGCGTCGATATCGTCCACGACCTGACGCGGTTCCCGTGGCCGGTGCCGCCCAACGTCTGCTCGATGATCGTCTGCAGTCACGTATGGGAGCACATCGAGCCCAAACACCGAACGCGGTTTATGGATGAACTGTGGCGCATCTGCCGGCACGATGGGCAACTGCTACTGGCGGCGCCCTATGCCCATACGTTTCTGGCCGCCGCCCATCCCGAGCATTACGGCTGTCCCAACGAGGCGACGTTCCAATGCTACAGTCCGGACTATCCGCTGTACCAGGCGGCGATGTACGGCCGCCCCAAGCCCTGGCGGATCGTGCGCAACAGTCCCAACCTCGGCGGCTGCATCGAGGTGATTATGGAGCCGTACAAGACGGAGAAAGGCCGACCATGCCAACCGAAGGAGCCAAAATAAGCGACGCCCCTTGTGGCGCCGTAGTGACCAAACCGCAACCGAAAGAGCAAGGCGACGATGGCGAAGCGACAAAGCCCAACGACCAGCAGTAGCGAACAACCGGTGCCCGGAACCACGATCGTCCGAAGCGGGGCTGGCGGCAATCCGCGCGTGCGGCTGTTGATCGCGACGCCGACGCTGGGCATCGTCCGATTGGAATGGTCCATCGTGCGGTTCGGCCAGGTGATCCCGTGCAACTGGTCCAGCCATGACGTCACCGTGGGCCTGGGCTACACGGTGCCGATGCACTATCTCGTCGCCGACGGCCAGAACATCGCTGTGGACGCCTGCCTGGCCGGCAACTACGAATGGCTTCTGCTCTGGGAAGACGACGTCATCGCGCCGCCCGATCTGTTCTGCAAGCTCGATCCCTACATCCGCAACGCCGATGTCCCCGTGGTCAGTGGACTGTACTTTCTCAAGGCCGACCGCGTCGAGCCGATCCTGTATCGCGGAAGCGGGACGCGGGCCTTCGACGAGTTTGCACTGGGCCGCAAGGTCTGGGTGGACGGCGTGCCGACCGGGATGCTGCTGATCCATCGCGAGGTCCTGGCGTTGATGGCGGCCGAAAGCGAACTCTATACGACCCTCGGCGGCAAGCGGGTGCCCAAGGTCTTCGAGACGCCGGCCAAGATGTTCCAGGACCCGCGAAGCGGAGATTGGGTCCGCCAGCAAGGGACCAGCGACTTGCACTGGTGCAAGCGGGTGATGCGGGAAAAGGTCCTGACGCGGGCCGGCTGGCCGAAGATCGGCAGGCGGCAGTATCCGTTCCTGTGCGATACGTCGATCCTCTGCCGTCACATCGATTTGAGCTCGGGCCGGCAGTACCCAAGCGATGCCGGTTTGCATGCGTTCCGGTCGAGGAAAGGAGCGGGCCTCTAATGCAGACCTACACCGCCAACGCGGCCAACGTCATCGGCGCCGATCTGGTAGATTACCAGACGGCATTGCCGATCGAAAGCGGAACAATAACTCACTATCTGAGAGCACTGACCGGCGACGAGGCGGGCAAGTACTGGCGTGCCTCCGATGCGACGTGGCAGGCGGTCAAATCATCGGCTGGGGCAGGCAGCCACGAGGGCGAAGGGCATTGGGAGGTCACTGTTGTCGCCGCCGCCTGGACGGCGGGCGTCCGGTATCAGACATGGGCGGAGGCCGATAGCGGCCGACAGATCACGGTGCGGCAGGACGTAGTGCAGCTCGGCTCGCCGACCAACCTTGTTATCCGCAGTGAGGTGACCAGCTGATGGCGACGATCCGCGTAACCATCCAGCAGAACGGCAGTGCCTTTACGGGCGCTACGCCGGTTCTTCGCGACCCTGACGGCGTGTTCGGCGTGCGGCAGGGCGACGACGGCGCGGTTGTGGTGGCGGCGGGCACGGCGATGACGCCGGCCGGCGGTGGCGTCTACGTCCATGAATGGACGGTGCCGGTCGCGGGAATCAGCTACGCCTACTGGATCGCCGTCGCCGATGGACCTGAGACACATTACACACGCGGCGTATACGTCTCCGATCCAGCGGACATCACCATTACGATCAGCGAGCACGACGCCGCATTGCTGGCGGCCGTCGCCCAACAGTTGGCGGCGTTCGGCGAGCCGGTGATCGTATACCCGCCGAGCGGCTCGGCCCGGTCGGTGACGGGGATCGTCACTCGGTCGGCTCCGGCCCAATCGAACGATCCGCGTGGCATTCGCACGCCGATGACGGTGCAGTTGCCCAACGACGCCACGGCGGGCATCGGTGGCAACGAGTGGACCAATCGCTTTGAGATCGGCGTGCCGCGCTATCGAGGCGGACCGACGGTGCGGCTGCGCACCACCCGCCCGGTGCACCAGGACCTGGGCATGATGACCTGGGAGGTGACGTGATGGCGCAGGCGGGCGCATGGAATCGCTATGCGGCGGGTCAGCCGCGTTCGACGGTGTTGCACGTCGAGATCGATCGGGCGGCGATGGCCCGGATCGAGCGGGAGTTGCAGGGCATCCCCGGCGGGATACGCCGCGTGATGCCGCCGGCGATGAACAAGGCGGCCGCCGAGACCAAGACGATGCTGTACCGCGCCTTCTCCGAGCGAATGAACATCAGCCGCAAGGGCAGCATCAAAGAGCGATTGAAATTGGTGCCCAAGGCCTCTCGGGACAATATGGCCGCCGGTATCCGCATCGATCTGGCCCGGTTCACCGTCGCCAGCTTCAAGCGCACGCGACAGATGAAGGCCGGCGTACGATGGAGTCCGGGCGGCGGGCGGATGCTGATGATCCCGCGAGCATTTCTACGTAAGGGCCTGACGCACTACCAGACGGGCAAGCACATGGACCTGCGCCAGGTGTGGCGTCGGGCCGGAGACGGCGATGATTTGGTGCCGCGCTACCCGTTGAAGATATTGCGAGGCCCTTCGCTGGCGGCCGTCTTCGAGCGGGACGAATCGTTCCAGTCCGACGCCGAGCGGCGGGCCGGTGACATCCTCGAAAAGAAGATCATCCAGCAGATCGATCGCGTGGTGAAACGATGAGCGAAAGCGTCCTCGAACGGCTGGCCCAATGGCATGAGTCGGCGATGGCCCAGGTGACGGTTGCCAATGGCTACTACCAGACGCTGTCCGTCACCCGGCCGGAGGCTCTGCCGTTGGACGGCCAGAGCGTTGCGGACCTGACCACGATCTGTGAGATCGGCGAGGCATCGCGGGCCGAGACGCCGACGATGGAGCATCTGTATTGGCGGCAGATCTTCCACGCCTGGGTCCATCTACTGCCATCGGCAGGGTCCGCCACGCATGAGACGCGGGTGATCCGTGTCATTACCGACATTCACAAGCAGATCGGCGTCGCGCTGACGGCGGGCAAAACGGCCGGCGGCGTCTACTGCGACGGTCTGGCCTACCGACTGGCGCCGTTGCCGTGGATGGTGGGCGTCAGCGAGTTGTATCAGTGCACGTTGATCGACGTGCCGATCGAGGTGGATTTCGCCGTCTCGTGGACCGACCCGGCGAGCCAGAGCTAACAGACGAAAGGAGCATTGCAATGGGACAATCGGGATATGGCATGACGCTGGCCGGCGGCACGACGGGCAGCCTGTCGGGCGTTGAGAGCGTGACGATTGGCGGCCTGGAATTGGACTTCGACGAGATCGCCACCGTCGCCGACGTCAACCGGATCGTCGAGAACCTGCCGACCAAGGTGCGTGAGCAGCCGATGGAGGTGACGCTCAAGTGGAACAAGACCGTGTACAACGCCTGTCGCACGGCGTTGCTGGCCCAGACCGATGAGGAATGGACGCTGACCGACGCCGGCAGCAGTACGCACATCGGCAACGGGTTCGTCCGCAGCGTCGGATCGGTCAATCTCGATACCGACGGCCATCAGCGATACACCGTCTCGATCCAGCCGAAGACCAGTTGGGCGTTCTCGGCGTAACGAAAGGGGGCCCCTATGAGCGGGCAATCAGGATACGGCGCGACGATCAGCGGGGCGGTGTTGGGTAGTTTTGTTGGTGTCCAATCCGTCACGGTCGGCGGCCTGGAAGTGGATTTCGACGAGATCGCCGTCATCAACGGCCATCGCGACGGCACGGCGACGTTCACCAACGCCAGCGACCAGGTCACGGGGACGGACACCAACTGGACCGCCTCCTTCGTTGGCCGCATGATCCGTCTGGATGCGGACGACGTGTGGTACACGATTGCGAGCGTCGAAAGCGCTACGGCCCTGACGCTGACGGAGGCCTACGACGAGACGGGCGGCGCCGACGGTGCATACTTTATCGCCGCCGACCGGGTGGTCGAACATCTACCGACGAAGGCGCGTGAGCAGACAATAGAGGTGTCGCTTGCCTGGTCCGCCGCTCAGTACGACATATGGCGTGATGCGGCCGAAGCCCAAACGGTGGACGCATTTACGCTGACCGACGCCGGCGACAGTACGCACATCGGCGATTGCCTGGTGCGCAGCGTCAGCGGCCCGAATCTCGACGCCGACAGCCACCAGCAATACACCGTGACATTGCAACCCCAGACCGATGTGGACTTTACCCCGTCGGCATAAATGAAAGGAGCGCACGAGGAACATGGCAGGACCCACACGCGATGAACTGATGAAACTGCGAACCGGCACGGTCAAGAAGCCCTACGACGTCCCCGGCATCGGCACGGTCTACGTCCACGGCCTCAAGCACATCGAGGCCAAGCAATGGCGTTCGGCCCAGACGGCCGACGACGTCTACGGCGACGCCAAGATGCTGATCCGCAGCGTCCGGGACGCCGAGGGCCAGCCGATCTTCAAAACCGGCGACGAGACGCTGATCGTCGAATGGCCCGAGTGGATCGTCCAGGACCTGCTCGGCCTGTGCATGGAGGTCAATGGGATTCGCGATGACCCGGAGCTACGAAAAAACTTCGCTGCGACGCTGGCCAGCGGTTCCTGATCCGTGCCACCACGCACTTTCGGTGCACGGAACGGGAGTTGAGCGAGCGGTTCGATGCGATCGAGTTGCGGCGATTGGAGATCGCCGAGACCGAATGCCCGTGGGGCGAGGCGGCGGCGAACCTGCGCATGCTGTACCTGGCCGACGTGTTGGCGGCCGGCCAGTGTGCCAAACGCGAAGATGCGAAGCGGTACGCCAAGGAGGCCAACGAGATCGCCGCCAAACTGTTCGGCCGCCCGCAACGCAAGGCGGCTGGCGTCGCAGAACTGATACGACAACGCAAGACGTGACCTAAGATATCGCTATGGCCAAACGCGAAGTCGGCATATACTTTCGAGCCTACGACCAGACCAGCCGCCCGTTGCACGGCATCGGCGCCGGTCTCAAAAGCTTGCAGCGACAGGTGATCGGCCTGGCCGGCGCCTACATCGGCGTGCGGGGTCTGACCGGTGCGATCGGTTCGTTCGTTGCGGCGGCGGCCAAACAGGAGGAGGCGGAGATTGCGTTGCACGCCGCCGTCGGGGCCAACATCGCCCAGTTCAAGTCCTACGCCTCCGAGATGCAAAAGCGCACGCGATACGGCGACGAGGCAATCCTCGCGGAGATGGCGTACGGCGCGAACCTGGGCGTCACCACGGACCGCCTGCAGGATGCGACGACGGCGGCCATCGGCCTGGCGGCCAAGTACCGAATCGACCTGCGCTCGGCGATGATGCTGGTGGGCCGGGCCAGCCAGGGCCAGACGCAGATGCTGACGCGCTACGGCATCGTGCTCGACGAGACGCTGACCGATCAGCAGAAGTTCGATGAGCTGCTGCGCATCGGTGCGAGCTCGATGGATCTGGCCGAATCGGCGGCCACATCCTACGCCGGACAGATGGACCAGCTCAAAAACGCATGGGGCGACGCACAGGAGATCCTGGGGCAGGCCCTGTTGCCAAAGATCACCGAAGCGGCCACGGCCATGCGGGACTGGCTGACCGAGAACCAGGAGCAGATCAGGCGATGGGCCTCGGATTTCAGCGAGGGTGTCGCCATCGTCGTAGGTGCGATGGACCGGCTCAGCACACGGACCACCAGCGCACAAGCCCGATTCAATCAGTTCGGCGATGCGGCCCAAAAGAGCATCCAGGAAGCATACAAGTCCCAAACCGGCCAGACGTTCGGTATGACGACAACTGTCGCCCCAGGCCTGATGGGCGGCGCCGCGATCACAACGTGGAAGGAACCGCAGGACATCGGGTACTTCAATCGCCTGCTGGACAGTTATGAGCGGGCGTTGGGGCGGCGGGAGGCGCTGATCCAGCAGGCCAAAGAGCCGACGTACGATTCGCCGCTGCTGCCCCAGCACGGGCCGGCCGCACCGACCGCGATAGACTACGACGCCGCGTACAAGTCCGTGATGGCCAGCTACAAGAAGGAGACGGGCCAGACCACGATCGATATCGCCTCGGCGTATCGGCGGATGTATGGGGACCTCGACCGGATGACGGCCGATTCGGTGGCGGTCCGATTGAACCTGCTGGCGGAGGAAAGGGACGCCATCGGCCGTGCGATCGAGGAGCAGTCACAGTCGCACGAGGAGATGTTGCGCGGCAAGGACCTGCTGGATCGATGGTACGCCGAACAAAAGCAACAAGAGGACATCCGCCTTGCCAAGGCCGAGGGCGGGTTCTTTAAAGGCTTCGGTGCCGGCGTCCGCCAGATGCAGCGGGAGGTCAAGACCATCGGGGAGTTGGGAGCCGACGTGGCAGAGACGATTCGCGATGGCCTGGCCGACGCGTTTACCGATGCGATCCTCGACGCCAAGAACCTCGGCGATGCCCTCAAGGAACTTGGCCGCAGCTTGGCACGAATGATGCTGCAAACCACCATGCAGCAGACGGTCACCGGCGTGATGGGCGCACTGGGGTTTGACATGAAGCCGTCGGCCAGGGGCAACGTCTTCGATTCGTCCGGCCTGGTCCCGTTCGCGCGGGGCGGGGTGGTGGATCGGCCGACGGTCTTTCCGTTCGCCCGTGGCGTGGGTCTGATGGGTGAGGCGGGCACCGAGGCGATCATGCCGTTGCAGCGTGACTCGCGCGGCCGACTGGGCGTCCACGGCGGCGGCATGGACACCGGCCGTATTGAGGCATTGCTGACGACGCTTATCGACGTGCAGAACCGCGTGGCCAATCAGAAGATGGTGCTGGTGGATCGCCGAAGCGGCGTGACCAAAGACCAGGTGGCCGGAGTCATCATCGACGACTTGGAACACGGCGGCCCGATCAGCACACGAATCGGGATGGGGACGTAGGATGGAGACATTCCCAATAGCCTCATTGAGTCGGTCGTATGCGTTGGGCACCCCGCAGTGGCGGATTGTCGATACCGGCGTGGCGAGCCAGCAGGCGGGCCCATTGGTATTGTATAGCCGCGAGCGGCTGCCCGAACCACGGTATGCGGTGGATATCCGGTTTGAGGCGTTGACGGCAGCGGATATGGAGATCCTCGAAGAGTTTGCCGAGGACAACCGCATTGCCGAGTTTGAATGGACCGACTACGCCACTGACGTCGCATACGTCGCGATCTTTGATCCCGACTCGCCGAGCCGCCCGGCGCCATCCCCGGTTGTGCCGGGCGCTTACGATGTGCAGTATACCCTGTTGGTCGTGAGGGCCGCATGATGGAGACCTTCCCGGACCATGCGATCAGTCGGGCCTATGCGATGGGCACGCCGCGTTGGCGTGCGATCGACAGCGGCGCGATGATAGTGCGGACCGGCGACGGAAGCCCGCGTGTGCGCGACCGATGGGGACGTCGGATCGACGCCGTGGATCTTGAATATCAGGCCCTCACGGCGACCGATGCAGAGTTGCTGCACTCGTTCTGGCTGTTGACGCGTGCGGAGCGGTTCTACTGGCGTGACTGGCGGACGGAGATGGCCTATGAGTGCGCGTGGCTGTTGACGTCGGTGACGCGGCCCTGGCCATCGGCGACGGTGCCTCAGCGGTATGACGCGGCCTATTCGCTGCTCCCGCTGCACGAGGTGGATCTTGCCGATCTGACCACTCTGCTGGGTCACTGGCCAATGGACGATGGTGGCATCCTGTTGGTTGGTGATGACGAAGCCCTTGAAGTTGGCGAGGATGAAGTGCTGTCGTTGGGAGGCGTGACCGTCGAGGACACCAGCGGCAACGACCGGCACGGCGTCAGCGCTGCCGACGTCAACGACATGATGACCACCGGATGGCTCGATGGGGCCCTGACGTTTGACGGGGCGGGCGACTACATCGATGTGGCCCACGACACGGCGTTGAACCTGCGAACCGGTGGTACGATTGTCGTGGCGATCAAGCCGGTTTCCGCCGGCGGGGGCGACATGGGCCGGATCGCCGACAAGAGCACGGCGGACGATGCCGCCGACGGATGGTTCGTCGCCGTCGCCACCGACGGACGACTGGCGTTCCGCGTGGACGGCGATACGGCGCCGACCTACTCGACGACCGGGGCCGTTACGCTGGACGCATGGAACCGCGTGGCCGTGGCGTTCGATCGATACGGCCGTCGGCTGTACGTGGGCGGCGTCGACGTGACGGGGACGGGAGCGGACCAGGCCAATCTGCCGCCGGCCAACACGGCGGCCCTGCGGATCGGCAACCGTGCCGGGGCTACAGATCGCGGCTTTGACGGCGGACTCGATGATCTCTACATCTACAACCGCATGCTGAGCGCGGCGGAAATCGAAAGGATCGACACATGAGCCTCACAGGCAAGCGAGTAGACGAACTGACCGCCCTGACCACGCCGCTGCATGATGACCTGTTGTACATCATGCACGATCCGGACGCCACGAAGCTGCATCGAAAGATTGAGATCGGATCGCTTCGCGACCACTTCAACGTCAAGGACTACGGCGCTGCCGGCGACGGCGTGACGGACGACACCACGGCAATCCAGGCGGCCATCAACGCCGGCGTAGCGGCGGGACGGCGGGTCTTCTTGCCGCCAGGGACCTATTTATTGAGCGACGACGTGGCAGGGGCCTCGGGTCTGTATATCGAGGGCACGCCCCGGCAGACGGTCCTGGTGCAGTCGGTGACAGGCAAGAGTTGCCTCGACCTGCGCACGGGAGCCGACGTTGGGCCGGTTACGGTGCGCGGTCTGACGTTCCGCGCGACCGCAGGCGAGTGCTATGGTATCCGAGCAGAGGCGACGTCCTGGTACCTGACAGGACTGCGCGTGACGGAGTGCGATTTTGAGGCGAATCTGTACCACGGCGTCCTCGGCAAAATGGCCTTGTGTACGTTCGAGCAGACGTTCTTCGGTCACAGCGGTACGGCGGACGGCTACTGGCGGCCCGTATGGATGGGCAACGTGGACGGCGGCCGTTATGCGTTTTCCAACACATTTCGAGATTGCAAGTTCGTGCGCAGCATTGGCGCAGATGGCGCCGTGGAGATGGCTACGGGATACGCGACGACGTTCGACAACTGCATCTGGGAGGTGTGTACCACTCCTGCAATCTACGCGCGGGGGATGACTACGATTGTGCTCATTAATCCGACGTTCGAGGGCATCGACCCGAACGGGGCGGTCAACTGTGTGCTGGATGTAGCAGATGATGGGTTAGGGGCCAGGCGCAATCCGCAAATCACGTGGCTGGGCGGGCGATGCAGCCAGTCTACTGGGATGACAGATGCGCTGTGCTACACAGACTCGGGGTCGCTGATCGACATTCGAGGGGCGATCCTAAACGTTCAGGGTTATATCACGATGCGCGCCGGGGCAATTTACGACCGCAACGCCAACGTCCACGGCTGCCTGCTGGTGGGCTATGCCGGCACCGTCTATCGTACCGGTGAATTGGCAACGTGGAGCCTCTGGAATCTTGCGGGGAACTACGCGTTTCGCATCCCGCCTCTGTCGGCCGAGCCGTCCTTCCCGCAGGAGCACAACTTGTACATGGATGACGGCACCAACCGAGGCGACCACGTCCGAGGCCTGCGATACTACGACGGCGCAGCGTTCCGCGATCTGGGTCACAGCGGAGGCCGGGCAGCGCATTCGTACGGCGGGGGGACTACGACATGGGCCATCACCGAGAAGGAAGCGGACAATAGCCTGTTTTGGATGATAAACGCTGGCGGTGCCGCGATTGCAGAATTTCCCAGCGTCCGGCCCGGCAAAAACTTTACGGTTTACAATGGCTCCGGCGCAACGATCACCGTTCGAGTCGCCGGCTATAGCGGCGCTAATAGCGCGAACGGAAAGTACTCGCTTTGGACGATGACAGGGACCGACTGCGCGAAGATCTACGAGCAACCGTAATGAAGACGATTCCATCGGACATCCTCGAACAGATCAATCGCGACACCATCGCCGAGGCCTTCGTGCCGCTGCTGCACTTTGCCTTGAGCGACGGCACGGACCTGCGGTACGCCAACTACTCGCAGGATGTGACCTACGGCGGGCAGACCTATACGGCATGGCCGTTCGCCGGACAGTTGCTGATGGCCGGCAAGGGCACGGAGGTGCCGACGGCGACGCTGACGATCGACGACGCCTGCCGCGTGCTGCGGCCGTATGCGATCCGCACGCAATGGTTTCGCGGCTGCCAGTTGACGCTGACGATCATCAGCATGGCCAACCCGACCGAATCGTATAGCTGGAACCGCGTCGTCTACGACATCAAGCATGCCGTGCCGCAGGGCGAGGCGATCCAGTTGCGGTTGGGCGGGCCCAACTTGACGAAGCTGCGCTTCCCTCGCGATCGCTATTTCGCCGATCAATGTCCCTACGCCAAGGGCTTCAAGGACGACCCGCGTTGCGGATACAGCGGCGAGTTGACCACGTGCAACGGATCGCCCGCCGATTGCGAGGAACGGGACAATCTCGTCCGGTACGGCGGCAAGTTCGGCCTCGACCCCGACGCCGCCAAGCTGGTCCTGCCGTTCCGATTGCCGAGTGGAGGTTGACCGATGCCGATCCCGTTGATAGGCGCCCTGGTTGGAGCATTGAAGTTTGCCTTCGTCACGGGGCCGTGGTACCTGACCGCGGCCGCATGGATGGGGGCCAGTTACGCGATCAATCAATTGCTGGCCCCCTCGATCAAGAGCGCCAAGAGCCGCAGTATGTACGCGTTCGGCTCGCAGACGACCGAGGAGCAGGGCGGCGCGGTGCCGGTGGCGTACGGGACCAATCGGATCGAGGCCAACATTGTCGGGCACTTCTGCGAATTGGACCAGTCCTATCGCGGCTCGGCGTTCAGCGGCACGACGGTGACGAGGCGGATTCTCTGCTGCTTCGGCGAGGGCCCCATCGCCGCCGATGGTCTGGACGAGGACAGCATCCGCATCAATGGCCGGCCGCTGAGCGATATGCCGGAGGTCTCGGTGGTCTACAATCGCGGACTCGTCGAGCAGGAGGCACTGACCGGGTTTGACACGTTTCGACAGGACTACCACATCGGCCAGGTGTGCAACTACGATGAGCCGGTGACATTCACGCTCAATCGGACCGGGTTCGACGATCTCGAAATCCATCTGGGTTTCCCCAAGGGTCTGGTCCACTACGAAAGCGACGGGGGCACCGATACGCTGAGCGTCGGCGTCAAGATCGAAATCGGCGATGCCGTCGAGGACACCTGGCACACGCTGGCCGAGCGGACGATCGTCGGGCGTGCCCAGCGGCCATTGCGGATCGCGTTCGTCGCGTCCGAGACGTACACGGGCGGCTCGGCGTTCACCGTCACCGCCGCCATGCGGCCCCGCGTGCGTGTGACGCGGACGACCGAGGCGCCCACAAAGCAGAATCGACCGAGCGAGATGGAGTTGACCGCCGTCCAGGTGGTGCGGGATATCGCCTTCGAGCATCCGGGCATGGTGATGATGGGCCTGTCGAGCGTGCCGACGGAGATCACATCCGGCGGCATCCAGGAGATCAGCGTGGTGACGACGGGCAAGATCGTCGCCGATGGCTCGGGCGGTTTCGATGTGAGCCGATACCACGCCGACGCGATTCGCGACATCCTGACCCAGCCGGTGATCGAAGGCGACGGCGACGCCACGCCCTACAGCGCGACCTATTATCGCGGCGTCGATCCCGACCGGATCATTGATGGGGGTTTTGCCGCGCAGAAGACGATGGCCGACTACGAGGTGGACGATGGCCTGGGCGGCACGGAGGCCCTGTTGCGATGTGACGCGGTGTTCGCATCGCCGACGACGATCCATGCGGCCTGCGGCCTGATCGCCGTCAGCGGCCGGTGCGGGATCGACTACCGGGGCCGCTACTTCGGCCTGTGGCTGGACAGCGGCCGCGAGCCGGTGGGCCTGCTCTGTGACGGCAACTGGCTGGCCGACGGCGACAACCGCCCGACGCTGACGCCGGTGGCCGCCGACGACCTGGCCTCATCGGCTACGGCCCGATTCCGAGATGAGGCGGCGAACTATCAGGACCGGCCGGTGTGGCTGGTGGACCATGACAGCGAGCTGACAGGTGATATGAATCTGGATCTGGCGGCCGTGACGAGGGTCAGCGAGGTCGAGCGACTGGTCCGGCGCGAGCTGGCCCGCAATCGCCTTGTGGACGCGACGATGACCTGCTCCGTGGACATCGACGCCATCGTGTACGATCCGGGCGACGTGGTCTACTGTCAGATCGACGGCCGAAGCATCGGCGGCCGGGTGACGGCGGTGGATGGACGTACGATCACGCTGAGCATGGCGATCGACGAGGTGGTCACGGGCGATGACATCGTCGTCGTCCAGGTCCACGATGCCGCCGACGAGGGCAGGCAGAAGGTCGAGGTCCATCCGGTATCGAGCGTAGGCGGCTCGATGGAACTGACGATCGGCGAGGACTGGACCGTGACCCCGGCCGTGGGTGATGCGTTTCTGTTCGGCCCGGCGGACATCGCCGACGATCAGTTTGAGATCGCCGACATTGCCTTTGACCCGGATCTGCACGGGCAGGTCTCGCTGACCCGCTATGTGCCCTCGCTCGATGACCTCGACGACCTGGAGCCGGGCGTGGTCGTGCCGCTGCCCGGCAGCTACGGCAATCCGACCGGCGGCGTCGCGGCCCGGCCCGTCAGCGACAGCACCGTCGATGCGATCGGGACCCTGCCGGAGCGGGGCTGCGATATCGGAAATTACACCTTCTCCGACGCCGGCGGCGGTGCGGTCGCATGGGAGAGCCTGACCGATGAAGACGATGACCCCATTGGCTACGTCCGATACGACGACGAGATCTATCAACCGGCGGACAACGCAGTCGGCACAACGGACCGGTATATCTACTGGGACCCGGCGGACCCCGATGTGTTCCAGACGAGCGACGACCTCGACGACGTCTACGGCCTGTACCTGGCGTGCATCAACGACGGCGGGACCCCGCTGCCGCAGCACGGCCGCCTGGCGGGCTCGGAGTCGTTCACCGTCGGTATCTCGGGGACATACACACTGGCCGAGGTGGCGAGCATCACCATCGTCAACGGGCAGATCACGGCGGTTCTGCCGCGTGTGCTTTCCGGCTCGGCGGCCGATACCGCCACGGCGGCCGATGCGGCCGTGGGGAGCATATCGTGATGGCGATACGGCGATGGATCGAGCGGGTCCGGTTTGCGATCTGGCTGCACCGCTCTCGTCACTGGCCGCAATGCCCATGGTGCAACCGGCGGCTGCCGCCACACGAGGTGGACCACGCGGCACGGTGCCTGTACCGGCCACCGCCGACGATACGACAACCGAACACCTGACGAGATACGAGATACGAGCGACGAGCGACCAATCATGGCAAGGCCCCTGACCAACCGCAGCAACTGGTGGCGGGGGGCGGATGAAGAGACGGAGCGCAAGGCGATGCAGATCCTCACGGCGACCGCCAAGCTGACGCTGGCCCGGTTCGATCCGGTCAGTCAGTACGTCACCGTAGGCGACCTGATCTCCGAAGGCTGGCTGCGTGTGATGCGATACCGGCCGCAGTGCTCGCCGGCGGCACAGGCGTACCGGTGCATGCGCGAGATGGCGGCCCGATACTGGCGATTGCGGCATTACGGCGACTGGCCGCATCTGGCCCGACGGATCGCCGAGCCGGACGAGTTGATCCGCGAGGGCGGCGACGTCCTGCTGCCGGTCGAATGGTGGGATGCTGAACCGTAGGGGCGAGGCACTGCCTCGCCCGTAGGAGAGCAAATCCGATGACCGAATACGAATGCCAATCGAATCAGCAGTTCGCCCGCGACATGCGTCGGCGGCTGCTGGTATGGCGGGCCCGGCACGACGAGCACGTCAAGCGGTTCGAGCGGTTCGAGCGGCTGTATCGCCGCCGGTTCGGCCATGATGCGCTGCCCACCGAGGATCTGCCGCTGCCCCTCAGGCTCGCGGCGATGGAGCGGGAGTTGGAGTCCCAGATGCGTTAGTCCCGAACGGTCGCGTTCGGGTCGGCCGGGCGACGCCACGTCTTATGGACCGGGTCGCCTATATCGGGCAGGCCGCAGTTTTTCAGGGTGGCCGCGCGTTGGATGGCCGCCAGTTCACCCTTGAGTCGCCCGATCTCGCTGGCCTGGTTCGATCCGCTCAACGAAGCGGTCGGCAACCCCAGCAGGATGACGCCCCATGTATCGCCGGTGCGGGCTTGTCGCTGGGCGTCGCTGGCCGAGGACAGGGCAGCGGCGGTGCGCATCTGCTCGACGGCCAGTTGCTCGCACGTCCAATCCCGGTAGCTCATTTCGCTGATGTACGCGGGCTTGACGGATTCGGGTTTCATGGCACAGCCGATCGTCACAACCGCCCCTGCCAGCAGGATACACAGACAAATTCGTTTCATAATGTTCTCCCTTTCCGGGCGAGGCATGACTCGCCCCTACGGTTTACGGTTTCGCAGTCCTGCGTCAATCGCCTCGCGGGCGATCTGGCTCCATAAGGGCGTGGCCGCCCCTGTCTTCTTGCGTCGGGTCGTGGCGATCGCCTCGCACCGGGCGTGCAGATCGCCGTCGACGATCAGCAGGTGCTTCGTTCGTGGCGCGTCCGTCGTTTGCTTCTTGCGTTTCATACGAGTCCTTTCAACTTCCTCAGTTCCTGCACCTGCTCGGCCAACTCTCGCGGTGTCAGGCCCGTTTCGGCGTGCATCTTGTTGGCTGGGAAATGGATTGCCTCCAGGCCGCACGGCAGACAGTAGCATCTGCCGTCGGCGGGAAGCTGCTTCGCTTCACTGATTGCTGTTCCGATTGTAAGTACCGTGGCCATTGCGTCATACCTTATCGAATGTCAGTTTTCGCCCATGTCAGCGGAGTCCATGCGTTGCCCATAGAGGGGATCGCAACTCCCGTCATCAACCGGCTCCGCCGGCTCAGAATCCTCATCTCTGAAGAAGTCCGCCACGCACTCGCCATTGCGGATCACTTGGGCATAGCCAAGCGGTCTGGACATTTCGCATGCCCGCTGGTACTCATCGCTCAGGAAGTACTTAGCGCGGGCCTTTGCCTCCTTCAAGGTCTCAGGATAATCTTGCACCACGTCGCACTGGCCACTCAAAACGTCCTCTTGGGTGTGTGCTGCTCTGATTTCGTACGTCGCCATCGTCAATCTCCTGTCATCATTTGGTTGCGTGTTGGGTTGTCAAATGCGTGCTCCAGCGCCTCGGTAACGAGGTCGCTCAGCGTCCAAGCTTTGCCGGTCGCGGGATTGTAGCGG